GAGATACTATGTTGATGTAGTTGCTGCTAAATCTGCATACATTTATGCTGGTACAGTTGCTCCTGCTGCTGGTAACGCTACTCTATCTTTAAGTGCTGGTGTTGATGCTTATACAACTAACGTATCAACTATCACAACTGCTTTCGATCTTTTCGCTGATACAGAAGAAGTAGAAATCGATTTCATTCTTGCTGGTGGAAGTCTTGCTGTTGAAGCAGATCAGGTAACCAAGGCACAGAAAGTAATTGATATTGCTTCTACAAGAAAAGATTGCGTTGCTTTTGTTTCACCACACAAAGGTTTCGTTTCTCTTTCTTCACCAACCGCACAAAGAGATGACATCATCACTTTCTTCAATTCAATCGGTAGCAGCTCATATGCTGTTCTAGATAGCGGTTACAAGTATGTTTATGATAAGTACAATGATACTTATCGTTACATCCCATGCTGTGCTGATGTTGCTGGTCTATGCGTACAGGTTTCAACCACCGCAGAAGATTGGGTATCACCAGCTGGTCTAAACAGAGGAAACATCAGAAACGCTGTTAAGCTTGCTTATGTTCCTTCAAAAACAGACAGAGATAAGCTCTATCAGAAGAGAATCAATCCTATTGCTTCTTTCCCAGGTCAAGGTATCGTCCTATTCGGTGATAAAACTGCTCTTGCTACCCCAAGTGCTTTTGACCGCATCAACGTTCGCCGTCTCTTCCTTTCGATGGAAAAGAGAATCGGTCAACTTGCTAAGACAGTTCTATTTGAACTCAATGATAGCACAACCCGTACATCATTCGCAAGTGCTGCTAATTCGTTCCTTTCGGAAATTCAATCCAAGAGAGGTGTTACTGACTTCTTAGTTGTTTGCGACGAAACAAACAACACTGCAGATGTCATTGATAGAAACGAATTTGTTGCTGAAATTTATGTAAAACCAACTCGTTCAATTAACTACATCACCATCACTTTTGTTGCTACGAGATCTGGCGTGAGTTTTTCTGAAGTAACAGGTCGCTAATTCTTCTTTAAAAATTATCCCGAGGTAAAGATCGATGGCAATTACTAGTAGCGTAAGTCAATTTTTAGGAAAAGTTAATCAGGGTGTACGCCCTAATCTATTCCTAGCAACAATTAACTTCCCCAATTCCGCAGGTAGCGTAGATCTACCAACAGGCACCGACGAGAAGGAATTAGTTAACCTTCTCTGTAAGTCTGCTGCTCTCCCAGCATCAAACTTAGGTGTTATCGAAGTTCCTTTCAGAGGAAGAACAGTCAAAGTCGCAGGTGACAGAACCTTCGATACTTGGACTGCTACTTTCATCAACGACAGAAACTTCCAGATTCGTCACGCTATGGAGCGTTGGATGAGAACCATCAACGCACACGAAGCAAACACTGCAGAACTAATTGTTCCCAACACAACTGCTGGATACACTGCAGATATCTACATTCAACAGTTAGAAAGAGATGCTACCGCTGGCGGAAGCATTCTCAGAAACTACAAACTTGTAGGTTGTTTCCCAACTAACGTTTCTCAGATTGACCTTGCTTATGATAGCAACGATCAGATTGAGGACTTTACAGTTGAGTTCCAACTACAGTACTGGACTGTAGAAGCACCTGTATCTGGTGGATTAGCATCTGGCGCAGATACTGGCACTATTGCTTGATAGATAAATATATCATAGTCAGTGAGACACTTTAAACATGAGTCAGTTATTTGGATTCTCAATTAAAAGCAAACAGGAGGAATTGAAAGGTCAGTCCCCAATTCCTCCTTCTGCTGACGATGCCGTAACCACTGTAGCAGGTGGTTATTTTGGTTCGTATGTAGATATCGATGGCGTAGCGCGTAATGAGTTTGATCTCATTAGGCGCTATCGTGATATGTCGATGCATCCAGAGGTTGACTCTGCTATTGATGAGATTGTTAACGAAGCAATTAATTCTAGTTTAGATGATACTCCTGTTTCAATTGAGTTATCCAATCTAGAAGTAGGAGAACCAATCAAGAAAAAAATTAGAGAAGAATTTCAATATATTTTACGTTTGTTGCATTTTGATACCAGAGCACATGAGATTTTTAGAACTTGGTATATTGATGGTAGATTATACTATCATAAAGTTATTGATCTTACTAATCCTAAAGCAGGTATTCTTGAACTCAGATACATCGACCCACTCAGAATTAAAAAAGTAAGAGTTCAAAATAAAGATCCTAAACTAGCACAAAATTTACAAGGTATTCAAGGCACCGCATATCAGTATGATTTTGGTGAGTATATAGATTACTACATGTATAATCCCAAAGGATTCATCAGTTCAACCTTTGACGTTAATAACGCAACAAGTGGCGTCAAGATTGCGAATGATGCAATTACTTACGTTCAATCTGGTATTCAAGATCTCAACAAAAAGATGGTCTTGAGTTTCCTACACAAAGCAATCAAATCACTCAACCAGCTTCGCATGATTGAAGATGCGCTGGTTATCTACAGATTGTCACGCGCACCAGAACGTAGAATTTTTTACATTGATGTTGGCAATCTTCCTAAGGTAAAAGCAGAGCAATACCTTCGTGAAGTTATGGCTCGCTATCGCAACAAACTTGTGTACGACGCACAAACTGGTGAAATCCGCGATGACAAAAAGCATATGAGTATGCTTGAGGATTTCTGGTTACCTCGCCGTGAAGGTGGTAGAGGAACTGAAATCACTACACTCCCAGGCGGTCAGAACCTTGGCGAACTCAAGGATGTTGAGTATTTCAAAAAGAAACTTTACAACTCACTCAACCTTCCACCATCGCGTTTAGATGATGCCAACCAAGGATTCTCACTTGGTCGTTCATCTGAGATTCTGCGCGATGAACTTAAGTTTGCTAAATGGATCGCCAGACTTCGCAAGAAGTTTAGCGCAATGTTCCATGACATGCTTAAGACTCAACTCATTCTAAAGGGAGTTATTGCTCCTGAAGATTGGGAAGAGATGCAAGAGCATATTCAATATGACTATCATTTTGATAATCATTTTGAAGAACTCAAGCAAGCAGAACTTATGGGTAATCGCCTACAAGTTGCTACTCAATTAGATCCTTTCTTAGGTAAATATTATTCTATTGAATATGTCAGAAAGCAAGTTCTTATGCAATCTGATACAGAATATGATGAGATCACTAAGCAAATGGAATCTGAAATTGGAGAAGGTAAGATCCCCGATCCTATTCACACCAACTTGATGAATGCTGCATCGCTTGAGGTTGGAGCATTGCCTCCACCACCTCCAGCGCCAGCTGCTCCATCCAAACCCAAAACATCAGAAAAATAAATAGTTTATTATAGGTTTAATTAAATGGATACTATTGAAGTTGTAAACGCTGTGCGCGATGGCAACCGCCTCGCTGCTGTAGATAAAATTGCTGACATCCTTTACGGAAAAGCAGCGCAAGCAATGAGTGATTATAAGCAAATTGTTGCTAAGTCATTCTTTGATTCTCCAGAAGAGGAGGTAGAGTTCGAATCACCAGAAGAGGAAACAGAACAATGAAACTAATCACCGAGAGTATTGAGGAAGTACAAGTCCTTGTAGAAGAATCAAACGGTAAAAAAAATCTGTATATTGAAGGTGTTTTCCTTCAGGCAGATATTAAAAATCGTAATGGTCGCGTGTATCCTTTCGGTGTATTAGAGCGCGAAGTTGGTAGATACACAGAACAGTATGTTACGTCTGGTCGTGCTCTCGGTGAGTTAGGTCACCCAGATGGTCCAACTGTAAATCTAGATCGTGTATCTCATAAGATTGTTTCTCTCAAAGCAGAAGGAACAAACTTCATTGGCAAAGCACAAATTCTTTCAACTCCTATGGGTAACATCGCTAAGTCTCTTCTAGAGTCTGGCGTAAAACTAGGAGTTTCTTCTAGAGGCATGGGTTCGATTGAAGAAAAGAATGGTGCAAATTATGTTCGTGATGATTTTATGCTTGCAACTGCTGCTGATATTGTAGCAGATCCCTCCGCACCTGACGCATTTGTGAACGGAATTATGGAAGGAAAAGAGTGGGTATGGGAAAATGGCATTATTAAGGAAGTTAATATTGCTAAATACCATAAATATATTTCTGAATCAACCAGAAAGAATATTGAGGAGAGGTCGTTAAAAGCATTTAACCACTTCTTACAAAGTTTGTAATTTAATAAATAATCATAGAATAAACATATAGTAAGTATTACGAGGAATCTCAAATGTCAGATAACTTAAACGAAAAGTTTGAGGAGCTTGTAACTGAGTCAGAAGTTGGACTAAGTGCTCTCTCTCCTTCAATCGTTCCTGGTCAGTCTTCTGGTAGTCAGTACATGCAACCAGTCGGCGGTGCTGTAAGCGACGCACAAACCAGAGGCAAGGGTCAAGACCCTAGACCAACTGTTCCAACTTCTGTTGTTCCTTCAGAGTCTGAAGTGGATAATGGTGGTTCGGATTTCGAAGATCCAGAAGGCGAAGAAAATCCTGGCGCTAAAGCTGCTAAGGGTATCAGCAAAGTTAGCGATGCTCAAACTAGAGGCAAGGGACAAGATCCAGCACCTTCGGTTAAGCAGTCTGGATATGGTATTGAGTCAACCACTCAAAATACAGTAAAAGTATTTGGTATGGAAGCAATCAGCTATTCCGCTGCGGAAGACGTTGCTGCCCTTACCGAAGGCGAAGAGTTCTCCGAAGATTTCAAAGCGAAAGCAACCACAATCTTCGAAGCTGCTGTTAAGTCAAGAATCGAAGAGCAAGTAAATGCTATCGCTTCTTCACTAGAAGAGCAGTTCTCCACCAAACTCCAAGAAGAGATTGCGTCTCTTGCTACTAAAGTTGATGAAACACTCAACTACGCAATCACTACTTGGGTAGAAGAGAACCAAGTGGCTCTTGATGCAGGTCTCAAGCTTGAGATCGCAGAAGAGTTCATGGGTGGTCTCAAGAAAGTTTTTGAAGAAAACTACCTCGATCTCCCATCGGAGAAAGTCAACGTTGTTGAAACGATGACTGAGGAGCTTTGTGAAATGGAAGGTCGCCTCAACGAACAACTTGAGCGTAATATTGAACTTAATAATAAACTCGCTGGTTATCATAAGCAAGTCGTCCTCAATCAAATGAGCGAAGGTCTTGTAGATACTCAAAGAGAAAAGCTTGCTTCTCTTGCTGAAGGAGTAGAATTTGTTTCTGAAGAAGACTTCAAGAACAAAGTCGCAACTCTCATTAGCAGCTACTTCCCTAAGCATGTAGTAACAGAGCAAGTTTCTGATGAAGCAGTTGTAGAAGGTCAAGAAAATATGTCACCAGCAATGGCAGCATATCTCAAGACTCTCTCCCGCTGGCAGTAATCATTTCGATAAATAATTAATAACCCCAAACACTCAAAGGAGTAAAAAGCAAATGTCAGATTCAAGACTTTTGCAGGAAAAGTGGGCACCTGTCCTTAACGCTAATGGCGCTGGTCTCTCCGAGATCAAAGATCCATACCGTAGAGCAGTTACCGCCGCCCTGCTAGAAAACCAAGAGCGTGCCATCCGCGAAGAGCATGGTATGCTAAACGAAGTATCAGTTAACAGCCTTGGTGGCGTCGGCGGTTACGCTGGCACTGGTGCTCTAACCTCAAACTCAGGTTCAACAGGACTTGCTGGTTTTGATCCTATCCTAATCAGCCTAATCCGCCGTTCAATGCCTAACCTTGTCGCTTATGACATCGCTGGCGTTCAACCAATGAGCGGTCCTACTGGTCTTATCTTCGCAATGCGTGCGCGTTACGAAGCTCGTGATGGTGCTGAGGCGCTATACTACGAGCCAGACGAAGGATTCTCAGCTGGTAACGACGGCAACACTGCAGGTTCATACAGCGTTCGTACTCCTGCTGGTGTTGGTGGAGATGCTGAGGGTAACAACCCTGCTATCCTTAACGATGCTTCACCTGCTGCTAACGCTTATGAAGTTGCTCGTGGTATGTCCCGTGAGACTTCAGAAACTTTAGGCGAAGCTGCTGCTCTATTCCGTGAGATGAGCTTCAGCATTGAGAAGACTTCGGTTACTGCAAAGACCCGTGCTCTCAAGGCAGACTACACCCTAGAACTCGCTCAAGACCTCAAGGCTATCCATGGTCTTGATGCAGAGCAGGAACTAGCAAACATTCTCTCCAGCGAAATCCTTGCTGAAATCAACAGAGAGATCATCCGTACTGTTTACACCGTTGCTCAAAAGGGTGCTCAACAAGACGTTGCTACTCCTGGCGTTTTCGACCTTGACGTTGACTCAAACGGTCGTTGGCAAGCAGAGAAGTTCAAGGGTATGCTCTTCCAACTTCAGCGTGATGCTAATGCTATCGGTCAGTTAACACGTAGAGGAAAGGGTAACTTTGTTATCTGTTCCGCAGACGTTGCTTCGGCACTTAACCTTGCTGGCGCTCTCGACTACGCTCCTGCTCTCAACACTTCATTGAATGTTGATGACACTGGTAACGTATTCGCTGGTGTTCTCCAAGGCGGTATCCGCGTTTACATCGATCCATTCGGTGCTCCTGTTTACTCACAAGGTTCAAGTGCTAAGCACTACTACGTCATGGGTTACAAGGGAACCTCACCTTATGATGCAGGTCTCTTCTACTGCCCTTACGTTCCTCTCCAAATGGTTCGTTCGATCAATCCT